AGCCTTTAGACGTGAATTGCTTCCCATCTATGTTAAGTACTGCAGAACCAATCTTTGGAGCTTGTGAGTTCACGTAGGTTACTTTATCACCTGCTACTGTTTCATTGAAGCCACATACTTGAAAGAGTGGTGAACATTCGGGCTTAGTACTTAATGCACTTCCACTTTTATCGTTGGTTCTCATCATAGTTGATACTGATTGATTAAGTACCACGTGACAAGTATCTGCGTATGAGTCTGTCCCACCTAGCAAGCTAGATACTCTATTGAACTCTTCTACTGTTGGATCTGGGTTCACTACGAACTCATCACTTAACTCAATAAATCCTGCTGGTGGTACTGGTAGTGTTGCATCTGCACTTAGATACAATGCACTCCTTTTTGTGTTTACGAAAGCCATTTTAATTCCTTAATTATATTTCTTAACTTCAAAGTTAATTGTTGTTCTAAAGACACCATTTTGTAGGTCTTCATAGCCACTAGCGTCTGGAGTGCCTAAGCCTACCAATAACTGCGTTCCGTCGCTGTTTAGCATTGTAACACATTCTAGCATTTTAATAACTTCATCTACTAGCAAGTAACTCTTAGTAAATGATGTATCATACACCTTAACAATGATGAGTCCATAGTCTAGCTTACGCCCGTGTTGAGGTGCCAACCCTATCAACTCTCTATCATACTGCATTAACTGTACTGATATCCATCTCTTGTTAGAAGGCATAGTAAAGTTTTCTAAATCAAATGCAATAGGAGTAGATGTCCAGTTGTCTATCATGTACTTGTCTACTGTATTCTTATTTGCTAATAGCATCGCTTCTTCTCCTTATATCGTTACCCATCTTCTTAAGCATAGGCTCACCACCATAGTACCAACCCTTAGAACCTTGTTTGAGTGTTTCATCACGTCCAGCCCATAGTATAGATGAGTATTTAGCTTTTAACGCTATACGCCAATTATGACCTAGCTTACGTGGAGCCATGATACTATTCTTAAAAAACCTAGTATCATGTATGTACTCAGCTCTTTGCTTAAGGTCATTAAAGAGTTGATGTACCTCTTCACCTATAATCTGGTCTATCTCCTCTGTAAGCTCATCGAACTTCAATACTAGGTCACTCTGTATCGTTACTTTCTGCATTGTAATTCAAATGTAATAAGCTTATTTTGTGCTGTGATGATGTTCTGTACTGCTATGATGTTAATCTCTACACCTTGCATTAGTACTTTCCAATCTTTATCTGGTAGTACATTATCAAAGTTATAGCATAAGATCTTCATGTCGTCCATGTTCACCACTCCTGCAGCTACAAGAGAGTTATCAAACTGAGAGATGTGTATCTTGGTAGGGTGTTCTGTTCTAATCTTATCAGACTCACCCGTATCAGGATTGTATGCACCACGTGAGTAGTTCACAAGTGAAGCATCATCTCCAAACTTGTCTATAAGCTTCTTAGCCACCTTAGCCATGTTATCGGCAAACATACTATGCCTTTACCGTTGGACTTTGAGAGAAGCCACTATTGCCACTACAGCCATATTGTTCTAAGAAGAGTGAAGCCATAGGAGGGAATGTAGTTACTGTTGAAGTCTTATCTCTATAAGCATAATCAACTTCTAAGCTACCTACCTTCTCTTTAGTTACGTCCTTCTCATTATGGTCAAAGACTGTCATATCAGTACGTGAAGCTTGGAGCAACAAGTACGCTTGTCCCTCTTTTAAATCTGCTTCCAACGTAGTAGGTAACTTGATGCCCTTACATAGACGTATCTGTGAAGCTGTCTGTATAAGTAACATTTCCTTTTGTGCAGTAGCTAGATTACTCCAACCACCGTCATCTGTCTGTTTAGCCATGAACTCATCGGCATCTATCTCACTAAGAAATGTCTTCCAGTCTTGAGTTGGGTATATAATTAACATATTATGCCTTTATCGTTTCGGTTGTTCCGTCACAATTATATACTATGACTTCTTTGTTATCACCTTTGATACTGTCTATACATTTAGTCACTAGGTAATCTTTAGGCTGTGTAAGTGGTAAAGTAATGTATCTACCATCTGCACCACCATTGATGTTACCTGCACCTTGTGTAATTGACTGTATACCAAACTGTGAAGTATTAGTAGTTGTGTGAGTACCTGTTATAGTTGGTACTACTATCTCATCCTTAGCACCTTTAACGATACCACTTGGTATAGCTGTACCATTAACCCACTCTAACACTAACTCAGGTCTAGCTGTAAATGCTGTTAAATCAGCTTGTGAGAAGGTATTAGTATCTAGCTTGATGATTGTACCAAATGTACCATCTTTGAGTTCTGTAGTCACTACTACAAAGGTTTTAGTCTTATGGTCAAAGGCATATGAAGTACCTGTAGTTGGTAGAGTTATCTTACCGTCACCACTTAGAGTCACAGCAGTACCACTATACACTGATGCATAGTCAATAGGTAAGTTACCAACATCAAGTAATGCACGGCTACTGTCAGCTCTAGTTCTTAGCTCACCATTGTACTCGATGTTATAGGTTTTAGTCTTCATAAACTCTTCGTAACTAATCCACTCTATATCATCTTTGAAAGCGAATGGTACTCTCCAATGCGTGTTATTGTTAGGGTAGTGTTGATGTGTTAATCCCCACTCCTTTAGAGGGTTGTATCGCATAGTACGATATATACCACCCTCAAATCTACAATAAGCCATTACTTTTTCTTTTTCTTTTTAGGTGCTGGACATGGGTTAGGCTCATCACCTTGGTCAGGCTCATCTGCTAAGTCATTCTGTACGCCATACGTTTGGTTATCAGCCTTAACACCATCTTTGGACTCTAGTACAATAGATGCGTCTGTATCGTCATACTTCCATGAGATAACAGTACCCGTCTTAAACTCACTAGCAAACGAGAGAGTCATGTAGTCATGTGAGAATATAACAGCTGTTGGGAGTACAGGAGCACTACCATCTATTACTATCCATATCTTTTGTTTAATATCGCCTTTAGCTTGCATCTCTTGGTTCCATGTAACTAAAATACGTTTATCGTTGTTAGCATGAATGATTGAAGATACAACCGTAGGTACTGCTGGAGTTGTTCCACCCGTTCCACTTCCTATGCCCGTGAAAAACTTATTAGTTACAAAGTATTCGCCGTGAAAGAATTGGTTGAATGAGAAAAAAGGCTTATCAAAATAAGAACCTTTGAAGAAGTTTGACATATTAGTTCCTTGGTAGTTTATCAATTAATTTGTGCATCTCATCGAAGTCCTCGAAGCCTTCAAGGTCACCACTTAATTCATAAACAGTATCACCTCTAGTAACTTTGATTGTTCGAATGTCTGTAGTATCTACTGAACCCAATACAGAGTTAGTAAATACACACCCTTGCAGTATAAGCACGAATGCCAATACTACTAGAGTTGCGAGTTTCATTACACAGCTAACGACTTAAAGAGTACACAAGGTAAATCTTTAGTGTCAGATGCTGTAATCTTCCAGAATGTTTTATCAGCTAGATTAGCTCTAGTTGGGTAAGCAGTCTTAGAAGTGTCATAAGTGATACCAGCCAAACCAACGTTGAATGCCCACTCACGCTTGAGTTTCATTTCCATTGGACGTGCATCAATATCAATCTGAGATACAGCTGTAACTGTTTCAGAGTTCATACACATAGCACCACCAGCTTTAAGGAATAGTACGTTGTTGTTAGCACCATCTTTAAGAGAGTCAATATCAGAGATGATTACTGGAATACCTAGCGTATGCCATGAACCCGTTCTGATTGTATAACCAGCTACTGAGTCTAGTTTCTCATCGATGTTTAAGTCCACTAAGCCTTTAGCACAGTTAGAGTGAACAAGGATACAAGCTACGTCAGAGAATTGGTCACCATATACGAACTGAGCCGTGTTGATGTCTTTGAAGTTTACAGCTTTAGTGTAGTCACCTAGTACATGAGTTGGCTCATTAGAGATACCACCGATTAATGCACCTACAAGAGTTTCTACTGCATCTTTAGTAATAAGGTCTGCTGTCAATGCTCCTACAAGCTGTGAGAATGTAGCGTTAGGCTCTTTCAACATTACTTTGAACTCATCAAGAGTACCAGATAAAGCCATATCTCTCCATACTTTAACAGAAGCGTTCTCGAAGCCTTCTAGTGAAGTCCATGTAGTTGTACCTTTAGTACGTGGGTCGAACTCTTCTACTACTGCCTGGGATAATCTCTTATACATAGATACTTTAGAGAAGTGCCCCATTTGACCTTTAGTTGTAAGAACAAGTCCACCTTTAGTAGCACCATTCCATAGATTGATGTTTACGTTTAGTCTTTCAGTCATACTTGATTGAAATTCTTCATCTTTGATTATAAAGTCTGTTTGTACGCCAGTTGGTGTTGCCATTTTATACCCTTTAGTATTTTAGTCCAGCATCTAATATGCTGTTAATATCGTTGTTAGGTGTAGGTGCTGTTATTGTATCAGTCGCACCACCACCAGTAGCTGGAACAAAGAGGTAAGCTTTGTCACTCTCTCTAAGTTCATTAACTCGGTCTTGTATTGAAAAAGGTTTATCAGCATCACTAAATCTAGTAGTACCATCTTCTTTAAGATATGCGAAACTACCATCTTCGTACTTAGCATCACTAAGAGTTAAATCGGCTATAGCTTGTAAGGCATCTGCGTTGTGAGCCTTTACACCTAACTCGTTAAGCTGTGAGAGCATATCTCTTTGAGCTAACTTACTAGTGAAAGAACTCTCTATCTCTGCCTTATCTTGCTCTACTTGTGATAGTTGCTCTTTGTAGTTATCCAACTCTTTACGCAATTCATCATCGCCAGTATTATCTGCAAGTGCTTGTTTAGCTTCATCACGTTTAATAATAGCCTTTGAGAGGTCTTTCTCCAAAAACCCAACCTTTGCTACTAACTCTTTGTTTGTTGCTTGTAACGCTTGTATCTCTTCTTCAGTCATAATAACTCCATATTATTTTGTTTGAACGTCCGTTCGTATCTGTATTGTATCGTACTTTACTTATTTTGTGGAGATAGGTAACACCTACAATTGACATGAAGACTTGGTACTGCCATATCTTGCTTTGCATACTCACTAGGCTTTAGCTTTAATCTAACACTATCGTTATCAGCATACTCACATACATCATCACGTCTTGCATCATCTATACTAACGTAGCGTACGTAATCAATATACTTTTCATTATCAATGAATGTTTGAAGGTTAGCTAACTCATTTGCCTTGTGTATCATAGTGAATGATAAAGCCTTTAGCTTAGCTCTATTAGCTTTACTGTTTGGTGAAGTGATAAGTATAACATTACGTGCTATCTCAGTAGGACTTGAACCATCGATGTAAGCACCGAGTATTCCACTCTTTACCTTCTTCACCATGTCAGTGCCTAGATAGTCAAACCAATCCTCTACAGTTACAGCAGATTTGATTACCTTACCATCTTTACGCATACGTTGGAATGACATAGTAGACTTAAATAACACATCTACCATCTTGCTAATATCAGTAGCTGTCATAGACTTGATAACGGCTTCTTGGTTGAGTGCCATAAGTTGTTTGACTACTGAGTGCGATGAAGCTGTTGCACTAACCTTAGCTTCCTCTATCAAGCGTACCTTTAGTTGTGCTATTGGTACTTTGATATCCTTAGAGAGCTTAGCTAGTGCTTGATTGATAGCCTTCTTAGATGTTAGTTTACCCTCTAGTATTTGGCTTACTATTTGTTTGATTAGTTTGTTAATCTGTTGCTGGTATGTCTTCATGTTCATCGCACCCTTCATCTTCTAGCATAAAGTCAGTTACATATTCACTATCAGCATTACAGCATACGCTATCACGGTAATATCTACACGTCAGACACTGCTTCTGGTAATCTTTCATCTGCTTCCTCTCTTGCTTCTTTCATTACAGCGTCTATATCTTCCATGCCCACCAACTGCTCTTTTTCGCCTAGTGTTGCAAGTGCGATTCTATGAGGGATTAATCCAGCCACCCATGCATTTGTAATACTAGGCATAAGGTTGTTCGCCACACCTTCATCTTTGAAGTCACGTGCATAACATATCTTACCAATAGCATCTTGGTTGTACTTCATACGCATCAAGCCCTGGTAGATGTTATTAGCCATATACTCCATTACAGATGAGATGTCTGATAGTCTAGCATTAGACTCACTATTCTCTTTATTGACTTGTGTAGCTGTCTTGTTACTCTGCTCACCTTGTGCTTGCATATTCAAGGCACGTTCACCTATGGTAGTTTCTTGGTCTTTCAAGTCTAGTTTAGCTATTGGTATAGATGCACCATCTAACTCTATCCACTCAACACGGGCATTCTCATTATCAGTATTGATAGTACTATTCACACCTAGCTTTAGTTCGTTATTCTCATCTAGTCCAAGCCCAACAGTCAAGAGTGAAGGGTCAGTAGCTTTACGAATAGCATTGGCAGTCATAGCAGAACAGTTAAATAAGTTCTTAGTCATTACAGCGATGTTATACATAGGAGGAAGATCACCTAAGTCAGCTAGATACAATGGAAGGAAGTCATAGCTAGTAGTAATACTCTCTACAATAGTCATGCCTTGACCTTCTACTTCTCTCCATATATCTATATCACCATTCTCTTTTAAGTGTCTGTACTGTGTCTTATACTCTATCTTGAACCCATCTTCTTCAGCATACTGTTCAGCTATTACAGCCATGGTAAACTTACCCTCAACCATTCGCCAATTGATTAGACTCTCACGCTTAATCTGTACTAAGTAAGGCTCACCACCAGCAATAGGCATATCAAGCATAATAAGCCCTTTACCATCTACATCAGCACGTGTTGTTGCATCTTGCAAGTGTTGCTCAAACTTAATGTCCGTGAACCATTCTAGGTACTTCTCAGGCACATCTTCATAGATAAGTTCTTTACGATACACCATGCCTACTTGGGCTACAATTATCCTTTCTAGGACGTTGTTATAGGTTGCTAAATCTACACGTATAGCATAGTCTTGTTCATTCTCATTAGTAGATTGTAGCAAGTACTTCTTAGCTGTATCAAAGCCGTCATACATAGCGTTACATAAGGTAACACGTTGCTTTTGTGCTACATAGATTGGGTGTTGAAATTTAACGTTATCGTTACTCATTTATGTTCCTTGTGAAATAGTTGTAGGTCTTCTTACTGGGTATAGTCTGTTACAAATGTACCTAGTTAAATCTCCAAAGTCATCTGTACTTGGGTGTGAGTCAGACTTCTCAGGCTTATTCTTATCATCGTAACCTAGTGACTCTAAAGCCTCGGTTAGCATAGGGCATTGTAACGTATTAACCAATAACCTATCCTTTGCTAATAAGTTGTTCACAGCGTTAATACTAGCTTTCACACTTGGGTTAGCCTTTGGAGCGTTGATACGATGTCCAGCCAAAGAGATAAGCCCTAAGCTTGTTACATCAGCATTAGCACTATCATTATCCCCCGTTGCATCAGGGAACGCTACCTTCTTTGCATTTGACATACTATCTATCTTTGTAATAGCATCAGGTGTATTTTGTCCTACACCCTCTTTAACTGCTATAAGCTTGTCACCATCACGTTTAAAGAATACAAAACAAGTACCACCCACATTAAAGTCAATGGCATACGATACAAGAGTATCATCTTCACCTAGTGTAATATCAGTATGATGTCGTACTCTGTTGAAAGCCCAAAACTGTTTATTCTGAGTAAGCGATACAAACTCACCTTTAAGATATAGGTCTGCAAGTATAGGGTCATAGTTAGCTAGTATCTGGTCTGTATAACCATCAGGTAAGAAAGGATTGTCATACGTTGAAGCCTTGATTAAATCATAACCAGGCTTCTTATTCTTTACCCATCTATCATAGACAAATCCACTAAGCCCCTGGTCTGGAGTAGTTACACAAGCTATGGTGTTATAGCCTTTAGCTGTATTCTGTCTAACTCTCTCTGATACCTTACGCCATACGTGTGAAGCATCTTCTTTGTTAAGCGTGTCTATCTCATCTACTACAGCATCAGCTACCTCAAATGCAATAAATCTATCAGGGTTGTCGTAACTTCTAAGATAAATGATACCCATACCACTTATATTAATAGTCATCTCACTCTTATTAACTTTAAACTTCATGCCCATCTTAGTTAGTGACTCTTCAAAGCCAGGTAATGCACGTAGCTTCAATAAGTCAAACGTAGGCATAGCATAGAGTGTATTGATTGTTTTGTCGTCTATCATAAGCCTAAGAAGCCTATCAGTTCCAGCTTGTGACTTGCCACTACCTAAGCCACCAACTATAGCTGGATTAGTAGACTCACTAAATAAGAATGCGTGTTGATGTTTTAAGAGAGTTATCTCACATTCACTCACTCAACTACCTTGTAGGTTACTTGCACTTTATTATCAGTTACTATCTCAGTCTTCTCAGAATAGCCACCTTTACACTTCAAAAAGAATATCATAGCTGTGGTGTCATATTCAAACTTAGAGTGTAGTATCTCTTCGGCTCTATGGACTAATCCATTCTTAGCTTCTTCACTTGCCTTTTTATAGTCATCAAATTTAGCCAACCAATCATAGTGAGTCTGAGTAGAGATACCAACCTCTTTACAAGCCTTGGTAATATTGTGGTAATACTTCTCCAGCAGTATAATCATTTGCTGTTGCTGTTTAGTCATTAGCTTCTACAGCTTCCACCGTTTAAGGCTGTGTTATTACAAGT